AAGCCGCTAAATACAATTACAGGGGAAGCTATCAAGTCACCATTCTCATCAAATGCGCCTAGCCTGATTGTTAACGGCCTACCCTGATATGGTTCATCCCTAGCTAATGTTAGTAAGCTTTGCTTAATGCCGCCTAGTGTAATCTGTGCGCCCGTTGCTGTTAATTCTGTGGACTCCTGCACTGCACCTATGCTTAACAAGTCACCCGCGCCAATGTAAGTATTAGAATTAAAGCTAAGATCGCCAAGCCCAGACCATAGATAAATGCTACCTGATGCAAACTCTAAATCTACCAGATAAATCGGGCGTACAAGTTCGGCAGTCGCCACTGCTTGCATTGCTGTTGATAATGTTCTGCTCATTAGATGGCCTCTACAAATGCAAGGCTAAAGCCGTACATTGAAGCAATATCTGTTGACCACCCTATATCATTGCTTGCTAGTCTCCACAGACTCTTGGGCAATGTGAAATCCAGTGCTGTGCCTGATGCGATTTGACCACGCAAAGGCGGCTGAAACTTCAACGTGCCTGACCCTGATGATTTATCTTCTGTGACCATGTACAGGTAGTCGCCTAATTGGAAATACGTTCCCGCTGTTACCGCGCTTGACCCTGCTGTTGTAGTTAGCGTTTCATCACGCGCATCGGATACGCCTGATGTTGTACTTGTTGCTGTACTTGTATGCAGTGGATGGCCGAACGTAAACGTGCCAGAACGCCCTTTTAAGCCCACAATAAATGCTTCGACTGATCGTGCATCTGCATGGTTTAAAGGCGGCAGAGTGACCTCACATTGCCATATTGCGCCTTTGTGATCGAACACTTGCTGATCGTAAGTAAATGGCGACTCAGTTACTGCGACACTACGCTTCAAGCGCATGGTTATGTTCTGAATACCTACTGATGGAAATGCTAATGGCATTTTATGCTCCTACCAATGCTTTGGAGAATCCACCGCCACGCTGTCTTGCATCAGCTACCGCACCTTTTGCGGCACTGGCGATCTGTGGCATTAGTGTAGCAATTTCGGCTCTGACTGTCTGCTGTACGCCAGTTGTTACATTAATAGTCTGGTTTACCACTACACCGCCACCGCCACGCTGATGATCTATTACAGATTCATTAGGATGCAATATTGCAGGAAAACCACCCCTTCCGTCTATGCCGCCTGATCTAGCACCGTATCCTGTAAACCCACCACCCTCATAACTCAAAGGATTATCAGGGATAACAGGAACAGCGGCGGCATCTTGACGCATTCCCACCGTACTACCTGATGGGCTTCCACTACTAAAGCCCTTCGTGATAAAGCCAAATGCCGCATCAACGATATACTTCTGGATCAACATTTTAATCAGGCTATCTACTACGCTCTTTGCCATTGCTTTCATAGCGTCAGCAAAGTCAGCCGCGCCAGTAATACCTCTAGTTAAAGCATCGGTCATGCCATCTAAAGCGTTTGTTGTAAACTGCTGTACGATCTCACCGCCATCTTTCACAGTTTGTTGCCACGCCTTAAACCCTAAATCTACGTTGTTAATTGCTTCTAAGGCAGGAACTGTTGCTTGCGGGATAGACTCTCCGACCATATCAAGAGCATTTTTCACGCCCTCAAGTTCATCGCGGATATATTTTGTACTTACACCGCTTAGTAATTCCGCGCTTTCTGTATCTTTAGCCGCATCGCGTAACGCCCTAACAGCTTCTAATCGCTCCATCAATCTATCTGTTGCATCAAGTCTAACTTCAACAGATGCGCTTGACATATTCTTTACGGCTTCTATCCGCTTCTTGAGCGACTCTATTTCTTCATTGTATTGTCTAACGTCTTGCGACCCAATGCTAAACAGATTCTTGAGGTTATTCTTTGTGCGTATGGCTTCGTTATAAATATTTACAAAACCATTAGCTAACTTTTCAAATCCAATTAGTGCGCCTTGTATTCCAGAGATAAGCGTTTTAGCCAGTGACTTGGCAAATAACTCAATACCCCCTTTGGCCTCAATAGTGCGCTGTAGAAATGCAGTAAACCGCACAACCATTGCCTCTATTGCAGGGGCAAACGCAGAAACAGTTTGGTCTGTGACCCCTTTAAATAAACCCGATAACTTTGTAAGTGAATCAACGGTATCTTCTACGCCTTTTGCGGCACTGGTAGACATCGTTAAACCTAATGCTCTTGCCTCGCCTAGCATTTCTTTTAGGCCATCACCGCCCTGAGATAGCACGTTGACTAAAGCCGCACCTTCAGAGTCAAAAAGCTTAAACGCTAAACGTAGTCGGTCAGATTCAGATTTAACATTTTCAAACGCATTGGCTAGAACAACCATGCGCTTATCTAGTGGCATCCTGTTTAATTCGTTGGCATTGATGCCTAACTCTTTAATTGCACCTTTGGCCTCACCAGTACCCATTGCCGCTTCAGCAGTTCGCCTAGTGAAACGCTGTAACGCCATATCCATTGTGCGAGTTTCAATACCCGCTATTTCAGCGGCATACCTTAACCCACCAAGAGCCTCAGTGGTTGTGCCTATCTTGCTTGCGGTTTTTGCTAGTGCGTCTGTAGCCTGTAAGCTACGGGAAATAAGAAGGCCAAACCCTGCCGTACCAACAAGGCCAACAATGGCAGTTTTAGCATTTAGAACAGCACCCGCAACAGCTTTCAATCCTTTGGTTGCAGAGCCAAATCCTGCCTTAGTTTTGTCAAGTGCCTTTATTACTATCTGTACGTTGTTAGCCATCGTTCTCGCTCATTATCTGGAAGTAAGCAAGCCACTCATTAAAATGACTAACTGGCATTTGCTCTGCTTCTTCTATAGTGATATGAAGCCGATCAGCCAAAGAAAGAAGATTAATCCTTGATTGATCGGTTCTTAGTTTCCCATTTGTGACTCTACAGATTCAATCTCTGCAAACATTTGATTCGCAATTTCAGAAATGACGTTTGTTTCTTCACCCATCAAATCCATCCGATCTTCAGCAGTTGGAAAAAGCTTGTTGCCGCCTTCATCTTCTGCCTTCATGCAAATCAAATCTACCATTGCGCCAACAGTGGTATTGTTTAAGAAGTTGGGGTGCTTCTTCTGGAGTTGATCTAAGTCGTAACAGGTAATCGCCCTGCAATACAATTTAAAATCTCCAGATTCGTCACCCCACGCAGGAACTAATACTTCTCGCGTTTTTGCTTCTCGTCTGTTGCGTAACTCTCTAGCTAATCCCATGGTTTATTCCCCCTAATTACGCTTGCGCTTCGGTTATCGCACCACTGCACTGAATAGTGAAGCTTGCTTCGACCATTCCATCAAATGCACCAGAAATGTTACGAGAAGTAACAATTCCGCCACCTGAGAAATAAGTTTCACCAGTACCAGTACCAGTAGGATAGATTTCAAAGTCAACGTCAGCACGTTCATCTAAGATTAACTGCTGTGCATCTGCTTCATCCCAGTAGCACTCAATGCTAACGGTGTTAGTTGAAAGACCCTGCTTGTAGGTTCGCGCAGTATCTCCGATTACAGAATCTTCAATAGTGTCTGCTGAACCTTCAAACGTGAAAGAACGTACTTCGCCAACCACGGCAACAGTCGTGCCTGAGACTTGTACTTTAACTACTCCAGATGCGCCTGTTTTAGTCGCCATGATTAATTCCTCAAATTAAAGTTAAATATTCCCGCGAGTGTACTGATACAACACGCGAATTGTAATAATGACCCCACCAATGGGATCAATAGAACCTTCATCCACCTCAACATTGATAACCTGAGTATCTAGGGCATTACCACCGCGATACCGATCAACATCAAGGGCTTCTTCAACGACCTCTATGATTCTGTTTCGGGCTGTGTCTATCAAAGCCCCTTTAACATAACATATAAGATCATAATTAATTGTCGCCATCCTTTGCGTGATAGAACCGCCAATCGTGCTGTCGTTTCTATCTTCACCCGCACTACGAACAAGTATAGCGGGGTATTGGGCATTTGATAACTTGGTAAAATCAAATGGCTCTCGCGTTACATAGCTGACTTCTTTGTTCGGGACAACATCCCGTAAAGTATCAACGATATTATCAGCTATCTTTTCTCTTACGCTCATTTCACCGCCCTAAAGAATATCTTACTAAGCTTTCGTTCTTCTTGCCTAGAAAAGCCAAAAAACGGCCTTTTCTTTTCATTCATAGCCGCCTTGCGTGAGTTTTCCGCGCCTCTAAAGAATATGACTGCCTTCTCGCTATCTGCCTTTGATGTAATTGATGACATCATCTGGCGTTCAAACTCTAGGTTAGGCAACGTGCCTCTACCTTTCTTGACTCTGTATGCGGCATATTCTTCTGTGTAAGGTTTAAACTTACCATCCTTGTAGCCCATGCCTTTGGATGTTCTTTCCTGAATAATATTAATGCCGCTTTGCGCTGTAATAGATAACGCCTTTCTAATACTGCCAGACACTTCCTGCCCATGCTTTTTAATCTGCATAGACACCTTGTTAGCGTTTGACGTAATAGATAACTTCATCTATCTAGCCACTGGCCTACAGGTTGCTTTTCTTTATCGGTCACAGTGCCATCGCCATCAGCATCGTACTCAATGCCATCGCTCAATACGGCTTCAAGTTCTTCACCGTATCGGGCTTTGTAAAAGTCGATCATGTTACTGAATCTATCGCCATCAACCCAGTTGGTTAATTGCGGTAGCGCATAACGCCACAGCACTAGGTACGATGAAGCCATAGTAAACTGCGTTCCAGTTAGCTTGCTTGCATCCATTTCGCCAGATAGACCCTTGCGCGGCCACCACTTAATGCGTAACTCGCGTTCGATGTCAGCCTTGGCCTTTGGGTGTTCTAGAACAAATGACTCTATCCCCAGACTTAGAATGTCAGGGACTAGCTTCATTAAATCGGAATCATTGCTGTACGCCATTACCACTTCACCTTGTCAGCCCAGTATGCTCCAGACATTTTACCTTTAGCTATATTCTTAGCGTGACGCGCTTTAAATGCTCTGCGTTTAGCCTTATCAGCTTCGCTTTCACCTTTGCGCGGGGGCTTGTTGTCTGCGCCTTTCTGACCAAACCTAATTAATTTGATCTTGTCGCCTTCTTTCGCAAGTACGGCATGGCTTTTTGTTCCATGCTTGGGGGTGCGCTTGGGCTTGTTGTAACCCGCAAACCTTTCACCGCGATAAGTTATAGCCATAATTACCTCAAGTAAAAGCCCCCTCCGAAAAGGGGGCGATACACTTAGATAGTAGCGTCAGCAGTAATCTTGACACCAAAATCATC